CCTCTTTACGCGGGAGGGGCCTTTTTGGCTGCCTCTTTGGGTGTAGCTGCACCCACGGTCTTTTTGGGAGTCCCGGTGTTCTCCTTGGTTTTCCTAGGTTGCTTATTCCTAGTCTCATTGCGAGTCTTCACATGCTTTGGCTTGGCGCCACGCTGCTTTTCATCGCTCTGACTTCCCCCGGTTGGCTCTTGTACGCTTGCCTTCTGTGTTGCGACGGGGGGTGTTTCGGTTATGGCCTTTTTGACCTGTGAGGCTTGGCTCTGCTGCTCAACTTCATCGACTTGGTCGCCGTTTACAACGGAGACAGTGTCGGCAGGAGCTGCTGGCTTAACGGGTGGGTGCAGTGTGGGGACGTCCAAAAGTTTCTTCAGTGAGTCAGCCGTAGCCAACCACTGGAGAAAACCGCCGTAGTCGAAGTCCGGTAGGGCTTCTCCCATGGCCGCCATCATCCACTCACCGCGCTCATTGGGGTATTGCTCCCCAGGCTCCGTGTTCCCCGCCATCCAACGCTTGGTCAGATTTTTGTACTCGTAGTCGTCAGGCTTACTTTCCATCACTTTTGACACGTAGTCACCAATAATTGGCGTTTCCTTGTCGCTAAGATAGAAGCTGAAAGACTTATCGAGGAGCTTGCGCTCAGCGGTGATACCTTCGGGCATGTTCGCGGTGGTGTGAAATTTGACGATTTGACGTCTCAGGTCGCACATGGAGTTGTTGTTTCCATGCCAGAGTTCGGGCCCGTATACTCTGGCAAGGAACGTTACTCCGCTCTCATCCTTGCGAATGAAAGATCCCGTTGCCTCAAACCCAGCGTGTCTCGCCGCACTCGCGAAACTGGCTGGTTGTAGGTCTGGAGTGATTCCATCGTCCCCTCCATACATCCCCATCTTGGCCCAGGCCTCCTCAGGCTTGAGCACCACCCCTGCAACCCTTGTCATACGCAACGCGAAGTATGCCATAAACATGTTGACCAACGTCTGGAAACACGATGTGAACACCGTGCCAGAAATGAGCGACCAGTGCACATGATAGGCATAGCCTAGTGCACCTTTTGCTTCATTGTTGACCAACCCGTCAAGCACCTCGCGGATCTCGTCGTGGTAGACAGGCTCAAACAGGGCAAACATGATGGTGCGCACGAGGCTATGGGAGAACTGTGACCAGTCCTTGTCCATGCGGGAGATATCGCTGACGAAGATTCCATGGGTCGCGTTTTGTGCCAACAATGTGACACGCTCTGCGATTTCCTTGGGGGTCTTGCCAAAAGCGTAGCAGTCCAGCCTCTTCATGGCCTGGTTCAATGCGTACGCGTACTTACCTCCTTCTCTCTTGCGCACCCCGCTCACCGTGCTGATATTGCGGGGGTCAGCTAACTTTTGATACGCCTCCTTCTTCATGAAGGCCTTCACGCGGTCGTCACCCTTCAAAAGAAGGTCCGCGCGTTCCAGTATCGCAGTCTGCTGGGGGGTCGACTGGTTCTCAAATACCTGACACAAGTCCACCGGATGCAGTAGGGTTTCATCCAGCAGGCCTGTCGTGACGTGTGAGACGAACTCTTTCATCACGACGAGCATCAGGGGTGTCACTGCCGGCTCGAAAGTCGGCTTTTTCAGGACACGGCGTTCGATGGATCTCGCCTCGTTATGCCCGTTATTTGCGGGCGCGAAGGTACCATCCACCAAAGGCTTCATGAACGCAGTCATTGTAGGTTTGGACTGTTCCGCGTCGAACTCCTCGATCCTGGGTAGGAGAGTGTAAGTCTGGACGTGCAAGGTGCTGAGGTGCACCTGGGCCCGTGGTCTGTTGCTCATCTTCCTGAGGTGGTATTGCCACAGGACCTCGGCGTTTCCCTCCGGCTTCATCGCACGCACCGTCGCCTGTTGCAGATCCAACTTCGGATGCATCGCTTGAATTTCAAGCGCGTCGTCCTTGTCGGTTGCCAGCGTCGCTGCCATGAACCTCCCGGGTTTGCCAGTGTGAGTCAACATCTCACGTTCCCCTTTGGTAACCATGCGCAAGAAATCCCCTTCGACAGGGTTCAAGCGCTCCAAAGAGCCGCCCGCCAACATCAGATCAGCGATCCACGCTGCGAGCCCCACGTACTTCTTTTCGGGGGCGAGCAGGATCATTTGGTGATCTTCGTCAACTTGCTTACGTTCTAGCTGGAACGTCATCACTTCCACCAATATGCTCCACCAGAGCAGCTTGTACCACTTCCTCACCTTGATGCTGTCGCCTGCATAATTCCAAACCTTATGACGGTATGTTGCCCCTCCGGATACGATGTACTCGACCTCACCATCCTTGTGGAAGGTGTAGGAGTACTCGCCATCACAGCGGGCTACCGTTTTCGGCTGGAAGGTGTACAGGACGACCGGGCGGAAGTTGTTGGCAAGGAACTCCGGCATGTCGACGTAGTAGTCCACGTCGACCATGGCGACTGCGTCGCCAGGGGCCGGTTGGTATGGCTTTGGTGCCACACCCTGATCCTTCGTCCACATCCAGTTGCGCGAATACTCACGCCCTTTGCGGACATCTGCCTTGGAACCCTGGTAAAATACCATTTTGGTTCCCAACTCCACACCCACACGGTCAATGAAGTGTGATCCAGAGCTACGGGTGGCGGCCGACACGCCATGCGTGTGTTTCGCCACCGGTTTCAATAGGAGCACGTCGGTTTCCGAGAAAACCTTTCGAACGGCGTTGGTGGAAATTGCCGGTTCG